GAAGCTGACTAAGACTGTTGTTGCTCTGACGGCACAGCAGATTGCAGACGCAACATCTGCTAAGGCAACGGAAATGCGTAAAAAGCGTGATGCAAAACTAGCCGAAACAGACTTCTACGCTTTGTCTGATGTCACAATGTCGGCAGAAATGACCACGTATCGTCAAGCGTTGCGGGACATTACGGCCCATGAAAACTGGCCTAACCTCGAAGATGCCGACTGGCCCACGAAACCATAAGGAGTTTGAACAATGGCAACACGCGCAAAGGATTTAGCAGACTTCATTGGAACAGGGGCACTTGGTCCAGCCCTTCGCTTAGAAGACGCTGCTGGTGGAGAATATGTAGGATTGGACGCACCAACTACGGTAAGTTCAAGTTTTACGCTGACAATGCCAGGTGCAGATGGTACAAATGGACAGGCACTTGTTACAAATGGCTCTGGAACCCTATCGTTCTCAGACGCTGGAATATCAACTGGTAAGGCAATCGCCATGGCAATCGTGTTTGGGTAGTATATTTATGATGTTAAAAGATAGGCCAACACACACAAAGCCATGCCCTGATTGCGGGGTAAGTTTGCGTGTTTTGTTTTATCTTGATGGCACTGGAAGAAAAACAAATGCCAGATGTAAGCCATGCCATAAAGATCGCATGAATAAAAACTGGCATTTAAAGTCTCCTGTTGAGAAACAGGCTAGTCGTGTAAAAGCAATGTATGGTATAACTGCCGATAAATACATTGAAATGCACAAGTCTCAAAAAGGTAAATGCGCTATATGCAATGAGATTCCCACAACAAAACGTGGACTGCATGTAGATCACTGCCATGAGACAGGAACTGTCAGGGGTCTTCTCTGTCACTCATGTAATACGGCCTTGGGATCGTTTTGTGATGATGTCAAGATGTTACAAAAGGCCATAACTTATCTTGGAGGCTAGAAATGGCGGCACCAAATATTGTAAATGTAAGCACAATCACAGGCATTTCGTCTACGACTGCGCTTTCTACAACATCACAGACAACTCTTGTAAGTAACGCCGCATCAAGCGGTAAGGTTTTCAAGATCAATATGATTCAAGTAGCAAACGTCGATGGCACGAACGCATGTGACGTAACTGTGGATGTTCACAGTGCAGCGTCTGGCGGCGGAACGGCTTACTCATTGGTTAGTACAGTTTCTGTACCTGCGGATGCATCACTTGTTGTCTTGGACAAGAACACTGCGATATACTTGGAAGAAGATCGGTCAATTACAGCGACTGCTGGCACAGCAAGCGACTTAGAAGTGATCGTGAGCTACGAGGAAATTAGCTAATTAGGAGTTTCCGATGGCTAAAGGTAAAGGCGGCTTTATAGGCCAAGACGGGCTTAATGCGCCAGACAGTCCCACAGGGGTTAGTGCATCGGGCGGCGATCAATCTGCTGAGATTTCGTTTACCGCACCAAGCGATGTCGGCGGCTCCGCGATTACTGGTTATGTTGCTACGTCCAATGACGGTATAGGCGCGACAGGGTCATCATCACCAATAACTGTTACTGGCCTAACCAACGGCACAAGCTACACGTTTAACGTCTGGGCGATCAATGCGTTTGGTTGGTCTGTAGCGAGTGATGCGAGTGGTGCTGTTAGTCCTGTCAGCACAGCAGATAGAGGATTATTTGGAGGGGGTTATACTAGCAGTAATCAAAATGTAATTGATTTTGTTTTAATTTCGTCTGCTGCTAATGCTACTGATTTTGGTGATCTTACAGTCGCAAGAGAAGGTATATCCGCATTTTCTTCTTCTACCAGAGGTGCTTGGGCTGGAGGTTACACTAGCAGTAATTCAAATGTAATTGATTATGTCACTATAGCATCTGTTGGAAACGCAACTGATTTTGGGGATTTGGCGGTAGGAAATCAATTTCCCGTAGGGTTATCAAATTCTACACGGGGTGTGGTAGGAGGTGGTTACGAAAGTAATTACTCAAATAGAATACAATACGTCACCATTGCATCAACAGGTAACAGTAGCGACTTCGGCGACTTGACAAGATCAAACGCAGGGATCGGAGCTTGCGCCTCTACAACGAGAGGTGTTTTTGCTGCTGGCGGTGATGTAAGAACAAACATTATTGACTACATAACAATCGCCTCAACAGGTAACGCAACTGATTTCGGTGATTATAGTGCTGACGTAGCTTATCCAGCAGGTTGCTCTTCTTCTACAATAGGTATTTTTGGAGGGGGCAACATTTCTGGAAATGTATCAATAAATGTTATAAACCAAATTACTATAGCATCCACGGGTAATACTACAGATTTTGGAGACTTAACTGTAGCAAGGCATACCCTTAGTGCTTGCAGCAACTCAACCAGAGGGTTGTTTGCGGGGGGCATGTCGCCTAATTCAAATGTAATTGATTATGTTACTATTGCATCGGCAGGTAACGCCTCTGACTTTGGCGATCTTACAGTAGCGAGAAAAGGGCTTGCCGCCTGTTCTGGTTCACACGGAGGACTTTCATAATGCCAAATTATCAAGGTGTATGGTCGCTCTCGACGCAGTTTCAGAATGCTAGTGGTTGGCCTGATGCAACGGCTGAAATCGGATTATTTATTGGTTTGAGTAACGCAAACACTATAAATAAAGTCGATATTGCTTCGGCAGGTAATGCAACAGATTTTGGAGATATGTTGAGTGCTGCGGGTCAGCGCGGAACTTGCGCGACAAAATCTAAGGCAATTGCTGGTGGTGGTAGCGGAAATATAAATAGCATAGAAAGTTTTTTGTTCACCACATCTGGGACGGCGGCAGACTTTGGTGATCTTACCTTGGGACGCACAGAGCTTAGTGGGTTTAATAGTGCAACACGCGGTATATTTATTGGTGGTGATGACGGCTCTTATAACGATACAATAGATTACATCACTATGGCGACAGAGGGCAACGCAATAGATTTTGGTAATTTAACCACTGCAACAGCTTCGGGCGGTGGATGCTCAAATTCGACGCGCGGCTTATTCGGCGGTGGTTCAACAAGTGGTGGAAATGTAAACACAATTGAGTATATTACAATTGATACGACAGGTAACGCTGCAGACTTTGGTGATCTCACTGGATCAAAAACGCAGCTTACTGGCACCTCAAATTCTACGAGGGGCATATTTGCTGGGGGGCAAGGCCCATTAAACGTAATAGAATATGTGACAATTGCATCAACAGGTAATGCGGTAGATTTCGGTGACCTCACTTACGCTAGACGCAGACTTGGATCACTTTCTGGGTCAACTAGAAGTTTATTTGCGGGTGGTGACGGTGCAGCAACTTCTAACATAATTGATTTCGTTATTACCAATACAACAGGGAATGCATCGGATTTTGGGGATTTAACGCAAACCACTTATAATCTTTCGGGTGTATCTAATCGCAACGGAGGACTTCAATAATGCCTAAACGCTATCTAGGAAACATTATTACCGATACTCCGACAGCACCCGCAGGGCCATATGAGAATGACGCAGCAAGCGGCGTGTGGTCACTTGCGGAAGCCAATGCATACACAGCGGCGGGGCTGTGGCCTACGGCGGGGAATTCTCAATCTATCGCTCTTTTTAGTTCTTTTTATCCCACATCTGGAACGATATCAGTAAACATAGATAAGGTCGTAATAGAAACGACAGCCAATGCGGTTGACTTTGGTGATCTTACGCTTGCCAGATATGATTCTGGAGCTTTTGGATCAAACACTAGAGGCATTTATGTTGGCGGTTATAATCAAAGTAGTCTGTCGCAAAATGTTATGGATTACGTTACGTTTGCAACTGCCGGAAACGCAACTGACTTTGGCGACACTATCACAAAAACAGTGGGTAATGCTTGTGCCTCAAGCAATACACGAGGCATAACATCTGGTGGTTATGATACAGATGCTACTACATATTTAAATACAATCGAATATGTAACTATAGCCTCAACTGGAAACGGAACAGATTTCGGAGATTTGACTGTCGCACGGGGTGAAGCAGGTGGCACTTGCTCTTCATCGACGCGAGGTGTTTTTGGTGGCGGGTTTGCTACCTCTGCTGACACAAATGTTATTGACTATATCACTATAGCGTCTACTGGAAACGCAACTGACTTTGGCGATCTTACGGTTGCAAGGGATGGCGTTGTTTCTACGGGTAATGCAACCAGAGGACTTTGGTGTGGAGGGCGTACAAGTACTAGAATTAACACTATTGATTATGTAGCAATAGCAACAACTGGAAACGCCGCAGACTTTGGTGATCTTCTTTATGCAGCATGGTATATGGGAACGGCGGCAAATTCGACAACTGCTTTAGTGGCAGCGGGAAGTGACGGAAGTACAGGCTATACGAATCAAATACAATCAGTAACTATTGGCACACTAGGTAATGGTGTTGATTTTGCTGACCTGACGCAAAGCGTTTCTTTTAACACTGGCGTAAGTTCGGGCTTCGAAGCATCACAGGCAGCATAGGGAGAATGACATTGCCAAAAGATACAGCAAAAGAAACGCATCTAGTCACGCAAGACATAGACATTCAGCTTCCACAAGCAAAGCCTGAATATAAATCTATGCTGGCAAATATTGCAGAAAAAGCCCCTGCAATACGCCAAGCGTCTAGCAACTTCTACAAGTCGCACTCGCAGATGATGAGCGTTACACTGGACGTCACTGCGATTACGCCGATCCGTTCTATTAAGCACACACTTGCGGAGATTGAGAAAACCAAAGCAGCATTGCAAGAGGGCTACTTCCGCATGAAAAAGGAAGAAGTCAAACTAAAGAAGTTAGAACGCAAGCTGGAAACAGAAACAGACGATCTTGAGCGCGAAATGCTTGAGGTTAAGATTAACGAAAAGCAAGCGCAAGCCGCGTCATCCCGTGGCTACGTTGAGGGTGCGGTTCGCAAGCTAAACTTCTTTAGCAATCAGTATGAAAACCTGATGAAGAAGATCGGCAAAGATGAATTGACCGAAGAAGATTACGAGCGTGAAGAAGTCAAATACCACATTATGACTTGCATGAAGCAGGCTCTAAACGCAGCGCGTTCTCGTGGCGGCAACATCGACGAAGGCAACCTGATCTATGTGTTTGACTTGGGCATCAACGCAGCGCAAGCGCAAGCGGAAGTCTACTCATACCTTCAATGGGAAAACGAGCTAATCAAGCAAGGCAAGGCACCAGAGCATCACCACACGGTGGCGTGGCTAGAGGCTTGTGCAGAGAAATGGGCGCATTGTCCAAGTGCCTTTGCAGAAAGCCGTGGATTTGCTATATTAGACGAAACATCATTAACGAACACCCCACAGCTAGAGGACAATTCAGATGGCTCATAAAGTTGTAAAATACAGGCTAGAAGCTGACGGGACTATCCCCGCGTGGCTAAAGTTTGGTGTCCCACAGTCAACAGGCGGGATGTATGCGGTTGCAGACCCAGACACTGCATCACCACAAGATTGGATTATGATTGGCATTTCAGCGGATGGCGCAGATACATCTGACGCTATCGAAGAAATTGCCACACAAGCAGACTTGCAAACTTATCTATCGACACAAGCGACAGCGAATAGCTGGACAGACCCAGACCCAAATGATCCTGATGCCACTGTTGCTTTTGACGCGGCGGCACATGCTCAACGTGTTTGGGATGACCTTACTGCTCTGAATGCATAGGTGGTGCCATGCCACTAACCAAGTTACAGTTTAAGCCTGGAGTAAACAGAGAAACCACCTCGTACACCAACGAAGGTGGTTGGTTCGATGTAGACAAAGTACGCTTTCGCTTCGGTATGCCTGAGAAAATTGGTGGGTGGGAAAAGTTTACAGGTAGCTCTTATTTAGGCACGGCCCGTGCGATGCACCCTTGGGTGGCGTTGGATAACAGTCGCTTAATTGGTATTGGCACATCCCTAAAATACTACATCAACCAAGACGGTGGTTTGTTTAACGACATTACGCCCATTCGCGTCACAACGGCTGCGGGTGACGTAACCTTCTCTGCAACAAGTGGATCATCCACAATCACAGTGACAGACACAAATCACGGTTGCGTGGTCAACGACTTTATGACCTTCAGCGGTGCAACGGGTCTTGGCGGCAACATTACAGCGGATGTACTGAACCAAGAGTATTACGTTGTAAGCGTGGTTGATGACAATAACTACACGATCACAGCGCGTACCGCAGGGACATCAATACAAGACATCACTGTTGATGGCGCACTAGCCCCTACCGAAGTTGACGCAGATGGTTCTGACACTGGAAACGGTGGCGCGTCTTGCGTTGCTGCGTATCAAGTTAGTGTTGGTCTAGACACCACTGCAACTGGTGCAGGTTGGGGTGTTGGCACATGGGGCCGTGGCGCGTGGGGATCGGCGGCTACTACGCCAATCGTGACAAATACGCTGCGTATCTGGTCGCATGATAACTTTGGCGAAGACCTGTTAATGAATGTCCGCAACGGCGGCATTTACTATTGGGATAGGACAGGCGGGTTTACAACACGGGCGGTTAGTTTGGATTCATTAGCGGGATCAAACAGTGCGCCTACGATTGCAAAGCAGATTTTGGTGTCAGATCGTGACCGTCACATTATTGCGTTTGGCTGTGACACTGAAGCTAATCCTGGTGTGCAGGATCCGTTGGCTATTCGGTTCTCGTCCCAAGAATCTTTGACCGATTGGGCAGCGACTGCGACCAACACTGCTGGGGAATTGCGCCTTGGTTCTGGGTCCGAGATCGTCATGGCTGTCGAGACACGCCAACAAATCTTGGTTTACACAGACGACAGCCTGTACGCGATGCAGTTCTTGGGTCCGCCATTTACCTTTGGTGTAAACCACATTTCAGAAAACATCACGACGATGGGTCCGCTTTGTGCGGCTGCGGTAGAAGACAACGTGTTCTGGATGGGACAGCAAGAGTTCTATGTCTACGGTGGTACAGTGCAGCGTTTGCCTTGTACCGTACGGGATTACGTCTTTGACGACATCAACTTGAATCAACGTGAAAAGATTGCCGCCGCGACTAACACAGCGTTCTCTGAAGTCTGGTGGTTCTATCCGTCTTCGGGTAGCGAAGTTAATGACCGCTACGTTGTGTATAATTACCAACAGCAGGTTTGGTACTACGGCACACTACCTCGTACAGCGTGGATGGACCGTGGCATCTTTGATCAGCCTATTGCAGCGGGACCAGGGAATTATCTGTACCGTCAGGAAACAGGGTTCGATGGCGATGGCACTGCGATCACTGCGTACATTGAGTCAAGCCAAGTCGATATAGGGGATGGCGATCAGTTTGCGTTTATCAAACGGTTAATCCCTGACTTAACGTTCCGTGACTCTACTGCGTCAAACCCTAGTGCTAACTTTACAATCAAGACACGCAACTTCCCTGGTGGGAATTATTTGCAGTCTACGGAAAGCGCAGTAACCAAGTCAGCTTCTGTTCCTGTTGAGCAGTTTACCGACCAAGTGCATCTGCGACTGCGCGGACGTAGCTTTGCGATGCGGATTGAATCGGACGATGCGGGTGTAGGTTGGAGGTTAGGGTCCCCAAGGTTGGATATCCGGCCTGACGGGAGGCGATAGTGTCTCGGAACCAGATCCTTCCCTACTTTGCTATTCCTCCAGTAGAATACGATCAGCAATACTTCGCGAACCTAACGCGGAGTTTTGCTACATATATGCAGCAGCAACAAAACCCAGGGGAAGATCGGGCCACGAGGCTCACACTGACGGACCTACAAACGGACGATAGTGGCCTTGAAACAGGGGCATTGTTTCAACAAGATGGTTTTGTTAAGATCACATTAAGCAATAAAC